GGTCAATGACAAAGCAATTGACCCACAAAAAATTCAAGATTCCATCGCAGAAAACCCAGTTCAACTCTATTGGAGAAACAACGTTGAACGTGTACTCAAGTACAATATAATAGCAACTCGTTCAGAAGTAAATGAATCACTATCACAAATATGCAACGAAGCAGTTTACAAAGATGATGTTGGCGATTCATGTACATTGGAAGTAAATGAATATGCTGGTATAGGCGAGGCAGCCAAAAGAGAATTGCAGACAATTTTCCGTCGTGACGTTCTAAGACGTATTTTAAAGTTCCATAAGAACGGATGGAACTACATGAAGAAGCTTCTAATTGAAGGCAGACTTTTCCTTGAAGTTGTTTTTGATAACGAGAAGGGCGAAATAACAGGTGTTAATCTGCTACCATCACAAAATATGATTGTTGTTGTACAAAATAACATGATTATTGGATATAGACAAATGCTTGATGGAGTGTATTCACATTCTGGAAAGAACTATATTGATTTTTCACCTAACCAAATCTTGTTCCTATCATTAGATATGTATGGCCCAGGTGGAGTAAATGACCCAAGGTCAATACTTGAACCAGCAATGAAACCACATAATCAATTGAATACAATTGAAGATTCAGTTGTTATGTACCGTATCCTATGGGGTTCAGAAAAGATGGTGCTTAAAGTCGATGTTGCTGGTATGACTAAACCACATGCAGAAAAGCATATGAAAGACCAAGCAAAAATCTTCTCAAGACAAATCGACTACAATACCACTACAGGTGAAATTACCAATTACGGTAAGGCTATCGGGTTGTCCGAACACTTCATCCTTCCAGTACAATCAAATTCAAGTGGTTCATCTATTGACCGTATCCCAGGCGGTGAACAACTAGGTAACATCGATGACCTGAAATTCTTTAAGAGAAATCTCGTCAATGCACTAATGGTTCCTCCAGGTAGAATCACTGCACTTGCCAGTGACTCAACAAACTTTACCGCAGGTAAAATTGGTGAAGTTACTCAGGCAGAAGTTGCATTTGCACGAATGGTACAACGTTACCAAACACCTATTGAACAGGCACTCGTTCGTCTATTCATCATGGTATTGAATACAAAGCCAAAGTTTGATGATTCCATTAAGATGGAAGAAAACTTTGACATCCGATTCAAGAAGAGTAATGGATTTGAAACTTATATTGACGCTGATGTTTGGACCACAAGACTCGGTGTGTTCAGCAGTATGATGGAACATGCCATCAAGGACGAAACACCAAATGCACCACTGTCACAGGAATATTGCTTACGTTATGGTCTAAGAATGTCTGACGCAGACTTGACACAAAATAGAAAATGGCGTGAACTTGAAGAAAAACGACTCACTGGTGAAGCTGAGGCAGGTGGAGGCGACATGGGTGGAGGTGATATGGGTGGAGGCGACATGGGTGGCTTCTAATCCCAAATATCATATAGTTTTCAAGAAAAATCCCTCCGTTGTGAGGGATTTTTCATTTCAATGTAATTTTTCTGTAAAAATTTTTTGCCTAAAAATGGTTGAATAAACTTTAAGTAGAAAATCGAAAAAGCTTAAAACCTAAGCATCGAAACAACCGTGCCGTTGGCACAAGGAAAAATACAATGAATACTCAATTCAGACCTAAGTCTGCCACTAACAAGTGGAGACCAGTTGTGGAATCCAATCTCGGTCGTCCAATCAAAACTCGTGCCGAAGCATCTGTTATTTCCACACTTTTGGAAACCCAGTGCAAGTTGAACAAGGGCGTTCTCGCTGAAGCTGCTAACGTCAGTGCTGACGTTGCTCAGTATCAGCAGTATGCATTACCTCTAGTTCGTCGTCAGTTCCCAGAACTCTTGGCTATGAACACTGTTGCAGTTATCCCAACTACAACTCCACATGGTATCTATTTCGCTCTCCGTTTCCTCTATGATGATGAATCTCCTAAGACCGTCGGCTTCCGTCGTGGCCTCAAGAAGGAAATTGGTTTTGACCTCGTTGCTGACCATACTGGCGTGAAGGGAACCTTAAACCCATGGTCTACTACCGCAGGTGAAATGCTTTCCAACTATAGTGAAGGCACTATGACCCCAAGTGGTCTTGCTCAGGACGAAGCTCTTATCAACCATTTTGGTGACTATCCTCAGATGGGTGACCAGTACAGTTACGGTACTGCACACTATAACATCAAGAAGGCTTCCATCAAGGTTGTCTCTGGTGCTATCCGTGTTGGTACTAAGGCTATCAAGAGCCATTACACCCTAGAACTCCAGCAAGATATGGCTGCTGCTCACGGTCAGGATGTTGAAGCTCTCTTGCTCGAAGGTCTCCAGTTTGAAATCCAGCAAGAAATCGACCGTGAAATCCTCGCTGCTATGGTTTCTGTTGCTCAGAATCCTGCATTCGGTGGTGAAGCTCCTATCGAAGTTAACCTGAAGAGGGTTGACGGCTCCTTCAACGACGGTCGTTGGGTTGAAGAAAGAATCGCTGGCGGTGTTGTTAACACCATTATCGCAGTTGCTCGTAAGATTTCCTTGACCACTCGTATGGGTTCTGGTAACTTCGCAATCTGCTCTCCTTCCATCGTTGCTGCAATCTCTACCTTGAATAACGGTATCTACATTCCTACTTATCTTGGTACTGACGCTGCTGTTCAGCCAGGTGGTGGTGTTTCTGACGCTGGTTCTCTCTTGAACGGTCAGATTAAGCTCTATCAGGATATCTATTCTTGGCAGGATTACGCCCTGGTTGGTTTCAAGGGTGCTCGTCAGGGTGAAAGTGGTATCATTTTCATGCCTTACATTCCTTACATCTTTGCTAAGACCGCTGGTCAGGAAGACGCTTCTCCACGTCTCATCGTGAAGTCTCGTTACGCAATCGTTGCTAACCTTCTTGGTTGCGGTCTCTTCTACCGTGTTATCAAGTTCACCAACAACGACTTGCTCGGTGTCTCCTTCACTGGTGACATGCCTTGGGAATCTAACGAAGGTCCTACTACCGAAGTTACCCTTGACACTGTTGGCACATTCGATAACGATGGTCATACTCTTGACCGTCCATTCGCAGCTAACTTCACCAAGGAAGAATGGTAATAGCAATATTACTGCGAAAGTAATTAAAAAGGGAACCTCATTTGAGGTTCCTTTTTTGTTATCGTTCAATTAGAAAGTTTGTGTTATTTATCGTGAAAATGTTCCACATGAAACATTTTATCCAAGCATGGCTCCACCACCAATTGCGGCAGGATGCATGAACATCAATTCATACACAAAAACATCATTCTTGTCGTGATTAACTGAATATTTATGATTTGCAAGAAATAGGCCATCAGCAACATCTGTAAATACCTCATTCTCCAAATTCTTATCAAATAATGTAACTGAAATATTAACCTTTCCTTTCGGTGGAATTACCTTTCCAGTTAGCTGACTAATTGACGGTGGAACAATGCTCTTGTCATACAATTCGGTAATAATCTTATGGCATGTTGCATTTTCATCTTCCGTACAAACAATTTTTACAGCAGACTTACTAAAATCCACAGACTTAACACTTAATTTAAAATAATCCAATACAGAATCTTCCATATCGGCACAAGATACTTTTACATTAAAATGTGAAGTAGAAAGTAAATTAGACATATTTTCCATATTCAATCTCCTAAAAAATATTTATAGCATCAAAGCTACGAGAATAACCATTGAACAACCATAGTCTAATTTCAGACAATGGTTTATATTCATAATCAATAACTTCAGGAACATCCCTACCAGTTCTCTTATCCTTAAAGTAACTATTACACTTATAATAATTAATATCTGGCATTTCCTCTGGTTTAAGGTCTAATCTATAAAGCATGATTTGCTTACCCTTGATATAATCAATAGGGTTTAATGACAATGGATATGCTCTATCCTTGTATATATCAAAATTATAACCAGTCTCTTCATATGCTTCACGGAAAGCTGTATCCTTCATATCCATGTCAAATTCTTCAACATGTCCTTTTGGAAGGTCATAATGATGCTCTCCAGGAGTCTGGTGTAATGGTAATTCAGCCAAGAATCTATTACCATCGGTAATCAATAATCCAGCAGAAATCATATAACTCCTAATAACATTCATATCTAATATATATTTTTCATGATATGAACTACCCATATTCGTATTTATTGCGAAAATTAAACATTTTCAAACCAATACTGTTCATTAAATTCCATATATTCTACTTCAGTGAAAGTAGGAACTTCACATGTATTAAGGGATTCGTCAAAAATCTTTTTAACTTGTTCGGCATACTTTTCCTCAACAATGATACTATCATGAACAGTACATAGAGGACAACCGATTTCATTCTTAACACGATTGTAAACAATATTAAACACTAAATTGCTTTCGGTACGTTGTAAATCATGAGCCAAAGCCGCATGGTTACCACGTTTAATAATTTCAATACTCTTATACAAATAATTGAATTCTTTACGCCAGATATTACGAATATTTTCAACAAGCCTATGCTTATGCTTCGAATAATACTTACCACAGAACAAACAGGTAAGGAATTCTTTCTTAACTTCATTACGATTGGTTTCTGACATGAAATCAGAATTCAAACGGTCAAGGAAGAACTCATAAAGATACCCAGACTTAAGCAAAAGTTTAAAACAGCCAAGTTCAAAATCTAATTGGTCCAAAACTTTATGAGTCAAAACTGGATTAGAAATATTCCAGAAAGGTTTCAGTACCCTAGTATCACATGTACTATATAGATTCACAATATGTTCTTGGTTTTTAAAGTAAGAAACATAAGAATCTAACACTTTATAAAGGAAAGCTCCCTGAGAAGACTTAATATCAATGCCTACAGTAGGTTTCCCATCGCATAGCATGCAATTCTTTCTGACTTCTTTTTTCATTTGTGTAATATTTGTATGAACACGCCCATATGCATCTCGCTTGCAATATAACGCATACGGGTCGTCATACATATTGTTAAACTGCTTCACTTTATGCAGTTCACTTAACATCTTGTTTTCGTCAATTTTACCTTCTTTTAGAAGATTGTCTAAAACTTGAACACTTTTTTCTTCATCAATATGAAAATGTTGTAAGTCAGCATAAATTTCATGCATCATTGGCAGAGAAAGTTGTTCATTCTTGACATCTTCTGCATGAAGAGCCAATCTTTTGTACAAACCTTTATGCGTTACCTGGATGTTTCGTACTCCACCAACCCTTTTTTTAATTTCCCCTTGTTCTTCTTGTGCCTTTGACACCAAATATGTATGTGTATAAGACAAAAACTCCTCAGTAAACCAAAAACGCTTACATCTTCCCTTAACTTTATCGCCATCACCCTTAACATAAGAATCATTACGGCCCAAAACACCCCATTCAATCAGTAAATTGATATAAGATTTATAATTAGACCCCAAAAGTCTATTATAAATCTTGGATGATAATGGAACTGCCCAGATGGACACATCAATATCCCAATGGAGCTTGGCACAGATATTAAACGATATTTGATAACGTCTATATACGGTATTAATGATATAAAATAAATAATCTAAGTTTTTGGTAATTAAAGGATTATCAACAGTTTTAACTTTTTCAATAAGAAACTTATAAATACGATTAGGAATAAGCATCTTGTCGAAACTAAAAGAACTATCGACATCAA